CTATTGAGTAAGGGTTGAGCGCACTTGTGCATTGCGCGCAGCCAGTGCTTGCAGGTAGCCGTTTTGCGGCGGCTCTGGCTTCTGGGCCGGCATGGGCATGGGTACGGTGCGTTGCGGCTCCTGCTGGGCCATATGTTGCGGCTGCTGGCGCTGTTGCGGCTGCTGGCGGTCGTTGTCCTGGCGCTTCCAGTCCATGAAGAACCCCTGCGTGACGATCTGCACGCACACGTCGAAGGACACGCGCAGTAGCGTTGCCTGCTGGGTGTAGCACTTGCAGGTGTCGCCCATCTTCACGCAGGCTGCAGGGTATGGCGCTTCGGTGGGCTTGGTCACGTCGTCGTACAGCGGCGCGGACTGGGGAAAGTCGGGCAGCCGCGGCACGCGAGCTTGCACGTATTCACCGACCGTGGCCGGTGCTGACGTGCGGAGTTGTCCAGGTGGAAGCTGGCCTGTCGGTGCGGCCTGCTCGGGCTGGGCCTGCTTGGCCTGCTTGGTCGTGTTGTCGTACAGGCCAGTGACCGCGAAATACATCATGGCCGGGACAGCGACGGCGGCAGCGGCGACGAAGTACACAGCGCGAGGAACGCGCTTTTTGCCGGTGTGCAAGCTGGCGGACTTGTACCAGCCGTACACCTCTTTCGGGTAGCCAACCATGCTGACTTCGGCGCGGCTGCTGGCTGCTGGTTCCTCGCATTTCATGTCGGGCGCGGAGAAGCGCAAGACGCTAACCATATCGGCGCCGAACGTGCGTTTGAGATGCCGGTGGTAGCTGGGCTTGTCAATCAAGCGGCGCACGAACACGTCGATCAGCGACGGGTGCGGGCAGATCATCCAGAAGTCAAAGCCGCGGCGGCGGCGGTGCTGCGCGATGGCCTGCACGTAGTCGGGAACATCGGAGCCAGAGCGCCTCAGCGGGAATTCGTTTTGGCATTCGTCCATGATGCAGATGGACCCATCGGGCAAGTCTTGCCACTTCTTGGGGTCGAATTTCTGCCAGCCGAATTCGAGTGCTTTGGCTTCGTCCATTTCGAAGCCATGGTAGTAAACCGGGCGATTTTCCTTGATCTGCTGGGCGCGCACATCGCGAAGCGTGATGAGCGTTTTACCTGCGCCGTTCGCGCCGGTGGTCAGGTAGATCATTTCAGCACCCACTTCTTGAACGTGTCACCGGAAAGGCCGCTGATGATGGCCCGGGCGGCAATGGCGCTGGTGATGATGCTGATGCACACGCCGACTTTCATGTAGGCGATGAGGCCCGCGACTTCACCGGGAAGGCCACCGATTGCGGCGATGGCGCCCGACTTCAACCAGTCGAGCGAACTGGACATGCCGGTGTAGGTGACGACAGAGATGCCCAAGGCGATCAAGACGCGGCCGGCGAGAGTGCCCACCAGATTGATGAGCATGCCGCCGATGGCAGCGATGAATACAGGCATGGTTTAACCCCTGAAGATGATCTTTGCGGCAACGAGCATTGACACGGCCACGAGGACGTTACCGAGCATTTCGAGATAGGGACAAAGGCCGGACACTGGCAACGTGATCTGTGCGCCCCAAACGACTGTGTTTATGTCGCCAATGCAACTTGCGCCGGTCAACGAGTCGCCGGTGTTGATGCGGCTTGCGATGCTGATCGTTTCATTGCCGGGAAGGCCACCGGTTTGGTTGCCGGTCTTGTTTTTGTTCGCGTCGTAGAGCTGACTTTCAGGGCTCGGTGTGTCGAAGAGCTTGCATGCGCGTGTGTGCTGCTCGCGGGCAATGGCGCACTGAATGGCGTCGCCCTCGCAGGTGAAGCCGCCAGTGCATGCACCGCCGAACGAAGAGCCATCTTCGTCGCCCTCTTTGCAGAGCTTGGAGCCCGGATTTTCCTTGCAGAAATTGGGCTGAGCCTGCGTGGTAATTGTCGTGCTGCTGCTGGTCGTTGTCGCGCCGGTGGAGTTGTTGCGCCGCGTAGTCGTGGTGGTCGTTGTCGTGGTGCAGTTGCCGTCCTTGCACTCGGTGCGACTTTCACGGCGGCGGGTCGTTGTCTCGGTGCCGTCGTCGGTGCTGGTCTCGTCGCCTTCGGGGCCACCTACACCACTGTCGGGCTTCTTCGAGACGCAGACCTCTACACCGTTGACGGTGCCGGTGTAGCCGTCCTTGCACTTTTCCGGCGGTGGAACTTTTGGCGGAACGTTGCCTTCGCCGACGGTGCAAGACTGGTCAACACTGGAAGCATTAGACGCACCGCTGAACTGTCCTTCGGTGACCTGATTACCGGCGCCATAGTCAAGGAACGCCTCGCGCTGAAATGAGACCTTACAGCCCTTGCCTTGATTGGAGAACGCGCCGGGCATGCAGAATTGAGCGCCGTCAGCGACATTGCCCTGCAACCGGTAATCCTGAACGAGTGCACCGCCGGGGAGAGTGTTTACTGCGAGGAAGGTAGCGCAACGCTGCTTGTCCTCATTCTCACAACGACCATCGACTTCAACGGTACCGGCATTGCATTGGCAACCGCCAGCTACAGGCGTGGAATCCGCAGGGCAAGAGGCCGGGCCTGTCCCGATGGTGATGCGGTACGACGTGTTACCGTTTCTGATCGCGTCGCACACGCCATTGACAAAGCTGGTTTGCCATGTGCAGGGCTGGCCGTAGTAGGTGCACCCTGCGGAGTTGGCCTCAACCTGGGCGGCTCCTGCGCTGCATGCTTCGGCGGCGGTTGCAGCGGTGCCACTGGATGAACCGAAGCTCCATGTAAAGGTGGTCTGGGCAGGAACCAGCGCCTGCGCGTGCACGGTGAAGAGCAGGGCAAAGACGGCTATCAGGCGGTGAAGATAAGCCACGCTGCCCCCAGTATTGCGATGATGACGAAAATGCCCATTGGTGGCCCCCCTTGAGAAAGCCTCAATGGCTTTCTGAAAGGTCCCCGGCGTCCCGGGGCCTGTTGCGGGTTGATGCGCTTACAGAGCGCGGCGAACCCACTTGAATGCCTTGATGCCAACGATCAGCAGCAGCACGGCTGCGCCGATGGCGGCAATGGGCGTTGCTTGTGCAGCGATGTCGGTAACAACGGCAGTCACGTCGATGGCTGCGGCTTGGGCCGACTGGGCAGCAGCGGCTGCAGCCAGGACGAGGGAAGCACGGGACAGGTTGAGATTGCGGTTCATGGTCAGTTTTCCTCTTGTGAGTTGGTTGTTGTGCCGTCTGTATTCAGGGTGCGCACAGCCATTCGAAAGGCCCATGCGACTGCCCAGACCGCGAGGACGGCGCCCGCGATTGCTGCTCCCTCTGCTGCGTCCAGTTGCAGCGGCGGAAGGCTTAATTCGTGTACGACAGTGACCGTGCAGGCGCTGTCGCATGTAATGACCACAGGCTCAGCCACGAGGCATGCCCCGCAGGATTGCCTGCTGCCGAATGCGTGCCTGCGCGATGCGCTGGGCCGTGAGCGAACGACTACGCAGGCGATCCGAGATAGCGACCACTGCGCCATGCAACAGCACGAAGCAGCAGCCACCCACGAAGCCAGCGAGCATCGCGATCATTGCGACGCGACTTGCGAAAACCGACAGATCTATTTCCATTAGTCGCGCTCCAATTGGTAGCAGCGAAAGACAACGCCCTCGCCGCCGCAGTGATCGATAACAGCGTCAGCAGCCGCATCCGCAGATGTGAAAGGCATGGCGCTTGTAATGAGAGGGACAAAATCAATTCCGCCCTCACCATCCGCCCGCAGGAACGAATGGTCATCCGTGCTTTGCACGTAGTACCGAGGTTCGATGTGCATGGCGTGTCCGGGAACGTTTTGCCGTTTTAATCAGGCAGTGGTGTTGCCACTTCAGGCCTTTGCGGGCGCTGTACGAGCAACAGGGCGCAATGCATGCATGACGGTTTTTTGCGTCTTGCCATTGGTCACGATTTCCATGTCGGCATCTGCCTGAAAAGGAAATGGAAGGTGCTTGAAAGCCGCGAATTCTTCGCTGGTGCCGAGGGTGAATTCAGAGCTAGCCATGCCCTTTGCAGTGCCCTTGCTGGCATCAAGATCGACCAGCGCGTAAACCTTGGTGGAGTCATACGCAGTGCCGTTTTCAAGCTGGCCCTTGCTGGACTTCATGCCGACGACTTGGATGTTTTGAGTGAACTTCATTTGAGACTTTCTGTTGATCCGGCAATGTCAAAGAACCATCGCGGCCGGTGCGCGTGGATTAGCGAGCTGAGTCATGAACGGGCGCAGTGCGGTTTCGATTCCGTCGCGCATGGTGTGAGCGCTGAGGCCGCGAAGTGAGCGGGGCACACGGCGATGCAGTTGATCGAGCACGAGGCCATCGAGCCAATCGTGGTCGGGCATGATCTTTGTGATCTGCAGCAGCGTGGGGGCCACGACGCGCTTGACCCAGTTGATGCAGCGCTGTGCAGATGCATCGCCAACCAGCGTTGCGGTGGGGACAGGCGTTGCAATCTCGCGATTACTGATGAGGTGAGTTGCAGGATATGCACCCGCGAAATACTCGGCGGGCGAAACGATCGCGCCCCACGGAATCACGCGATTGACATTGCGCAGCTCGACTTCGCATCGAAGCCATGGGCAATCCATCATTCCGAATTGATGGCCCTTTTCGTAGCCACGGAAAAGCTTGCCGGATTCGCGCTTGCCGACTTGAAACGTTCGCGAGTTGCCAGCAACGCCCTCAACATCGAGCCACGACCCGTGACAGGCATGCTTAGGCATTCGACGCCGGTAGCTGAACTCGTGCGATTTGTACAACCCGACCAATTCGGATATGCACACCTCGCCCCTGAAAAAGTCTTTTGCCAGATCAATCCGCGTGATCGTCGGCAAGAACTGAGCGAAGTAGTCGTGGACGCGCTTTTCCCAGCCTTTGCGGGCATGGGTGCAGCCTTCGCCCTTGAGCGTAAAACAGATGCTGCCGCGCTGACTCTCGCCGCCAGCACTGACGCTTGCAACCTCGTGGCCGTTGTCGTTATCGATGGTCGTCGTGAATTCATAGTAATCACGACCTGGGCGGTTTTGGCCGACCACAAAACCAAGCTGCTGCGCAAAAAGCAGGGCGAACCAACGGGCCAAATCTTCGTCGTTCGTGTCGCCGGGAACACGGGCCGTAGACGGGATGTTTTCACGCTTGATGGTGAACCGGAAGTAATCAGGAACCACACCGCCCTGAGCCTTTGCATCCAGCTGGCGGGCTTCACAAAGAAACTTCAACCGACCGCCTTCAAGTACGAGCTTTTCGTCAGACCCCATGACCACTCCCAATTTTGTTTACCCCCGTGTTACTCGGGGGGGCATGAACCGCTGCGGCCGCGCCGTCTGCCGCGCTCCGCCTGCGTGCCGACGGCGCGGCCGCATCGAGGTCGCACACGTCGCAGGAACCCCAGCAGTAGCCGCAGCCAGAAACAGCAGGGCGCATCCCTTCGGGACCGGGCTCTATGGCTTCGCCACCAAGCCCCTGCGGGTCTTGGCCCATGCGGGTAACGATCCCTTGCGCGGCGGTGCGGAGGGAGTGAGCGAATTCGAGCGGCACGTGTTGCACGTCGGTTGACATGGGGCCTGCTGCCCCATACCCCTGCCCCATGCACCCCTGCGGGGCCGCGCTATTCGCGCTGCATGGGTCCCCGGTTGTCTCCAAAGACAGGCAGGCGGCCCGTGCCAAGCGGTGAAGGACGTGGGTCATCGGAGAAGGCCCTGCATGCCTTCGAGGCGCAAGACGTGGAGGCGCGCGCGCTCGGACTGGTGGCCGGTGCGAAGGTAGGCAGAGACGAACGCAGCGCAGGCCTTGTAGTCGGCAGCTTGGCGCGCACTGCCGTGCAAAACGGATTTCGGGACCGGGGCCGCAATGGCGCGTTTGGCCCGGTACTGGAGGTCGCGCTTTTCTTCGGGACTCATTGCAAAACCCCATCACGGCGCGCACCGTAAAGACCGACCTGCTTCCAATTGCGATTGCACTCAGCGAAACGCACCATGGACTGAAGCAACTCATTCACGCTGCAATCAAGGGCCTCAGCGGTTTCGCGCAGCTTGGCGACGATCTCGGGCTTGTCGGTGAAATCGACGCGGGCCTTTTCAGCGCGATAAGCGGCTTTGCGGGCGGCTGCACTGACGTGCTTAGCTGGGCGACCTTTGCGCGTTTCGTTCCCGGTGCAGCCCCTGCCGCCCTCCTGAGCTACCAGGGTCAGGACGGGGCCTGCATGAGCGGAGAGGCTGCAAGGCTCAGCCGCATCAATTGCGGCAATCTCGGGAATAACTAGCTGCAGGGCTGGCATGGGTAGCTCCATGGGTGTATATTTGCGTTACCGGGAACGGTAAACTTACTCAATTGAGTAAATTACATTTTACACAAAGAGGTAAACCATGGGCCAGTTAATTTCATTTATCGAAAAAGGTAAAGACATTTACGGAAGCTATGGCGGTTTAGCCAAAGAGATAGGCGTCCCGCAAAGCCATATCTCGATGTGGAAATCAGGCGCAAAGACCTGCACCGCACCCGACCGAGCAGCGCTAGCGATGGCAATCGGAGAGGACCCCGCGGCCGCAGCACTAGAAGCCGTGATCGAAGGAATCAACCTTGAATCACCACAAGGAAAACGAGCTACACACGCGCTGCACGTAGCGCTAGAGCGAATATCGAGAAGCGGGCAAATGTTGTAA